AGCGTCGTCAACAAGGACACGATTTCGGCCTCCGTCTATGTGGTGGCGGGCCATCCGGTGTTTTCCCTCTCGTCCCTGACATGGACATGGGAGTTCAACCTTGTCACCGGGCTTTGGCATGAGCGCCAGAGCTACGGGCTGGACCGCTGGCGCGGCTCTCAGGGCGTGTTCTTCAACGGCCAATGGGTTGTCGGTGACACGCAGAGCGGCAAGCTGTTTTATCTGGCGGAGTCGTCCTTTACCGAGGACAGCGCGCAGATCGTCATGACGCTGGAAAGCGGGCCGGTAAAGCAGTTCCCATTTCGCGTGGTAGTCAAAAATGCCTTCTTCGACTGGACCACAGGTCAGGGGTCGATCCTAGGCACGGACGACGAAGTGAACCCGACCGTTTCCGTGTTGTGGTCAAGAGATGGCGGGGCAACGTGGTCAAATGAGACCAACGTCCGCTCGCTTGGCGGTGAAGGCGAGTTCGTCAACCAGATCCGCGTCAACCGCATCCCGATTAGCACCCACCACGGCACCCGCTTTCGCCTCACCACGTCATCGCCTGTGTACCGAACTTTCCGGGGCGGTCGCGTGGCGGATGCCGAGCAACGGAAGCCAGCCTGATGGCATTCACCGCGCTCCCCGTACCCCAGCGCCCTCCGGCGTCCGTTCCCGTTGTGGACCCCGCCACGGGCCGCATGACGCCCGCTTGGATCACCTTCTACGACCAGATGGCTGAGTACCTCCGGCAGCTCGCCCTAGCCGTCTAGCCCCTCACGCATCCCGTTTTCCAGCCGCCTCGCAAGGGCGGCTTTTTTCATGGAGAAGTCCCTTGGCAACAGCAAGCGGACAACGCACGGCTGCGTCCTACAACGCGGGCCAGCTTTTCAGGCCGAACCAGCAGGCCACCACCGACCAGCTATTGACGCAGTCGGCTACCGCGCTCGGCAATATCGGGCAGGGCCGCACGAACGCAGTCGGCGCGCTGGAGGGCAACGCAAACCTGGCGCTCGGCTCGCTCGGCACCGGCTACACGCAGGCCCGCAACGATGTGACGGGCGGCTATGGTCAGGCCCGCGCCGATACTCAGACCGGGATCGACCTGTTCAACCCGTGGGTGCAGAACGGTCAGTCAGCGTCGAACGCTCAGAGCGACTTCCTCGGGCTCAACGGCGCAGCCGCATCTGGCGCGCAGCAGCAGGCGCTCGATACCTGGCGCAATGCGACGGGCTACCAGGATGTGGTCAATTCGACCGCGGACGCGGCCCTTCGGAAAGCCTCTGTGGTCGGCGGTCTCGGTGGCAACCAGATCGACCAGTTGGGCAGGATCGGCGGCGAACTCGCCAACCAGACCGGGCAGCAATACTTCGGGCAGCTCGGCTCGCTGAGCCAGACCGGCTTGCAGGCGGCAGGCCAGCAGCAGCAGGGCTACGGCCAGCTTGCGCAGTTGGGCGTCGGGCAGGGCAATGCCCTTGCCGGGCTCTCTACCGGCCTCGCTGACAAGCAGGCGGGCGTTTACACGAACCTCGGCACGTCGCTCGGCAACGTCTTCACCGGGACGGGCGCGCAGGAAGCGGGCGTCAACACCGGCCTCGGCAACAGCCTCAACCAGCTTGGCCAGTTCACCACGCAGGGCATCGCGCAGGGCGTCACCGAAGCCGGCAAGGCTGGCGACGCGGCCAAGCAGGCCAACCAGCAAACCGCTGTGAATATCGGCACGACCCTATTCAACGCCGGCACCAAACTTTTCGGGTTCTGATCCATGGCAGCGTTCACGGACTACAAGGCCCTCGACTTTTCCGGCCTCGACAAGAGCATCAACAGCATTGCCCAGCGGCAGCAGTTGTCGAAGCTCGGGCAGGGTATCGACGGCACGCCAGAGGGCTTTGCCAAGGCTGGGCAGAGCCTGCTTGCGCTTGGTGATATCGGCGGCGCGACCAACATGTTTGCGCTATCGGAGAAAGCCCGTGAACGCTCGCTGACCGATCAGGCTTACAAGTCGAGCCCGTTCAACGCGGGCGGCGGTGGCATGGGGACGCCGCGCTCTCCGGTTGCGCCGGCTCTGTCCAGCCTTGGGCAGTCTCGCCCCGGCGAAAGCGGATACAAGCCCGTTCCCACGATTGCGACCTCCGAGGCGGAAGTGCAGGCGCTGGAAGGCTCGACGGGAACGCCGGGCCAGAAGGTGGCCGCGCGCTTGGTCAACAACGGGCTGACACCCACGGCTGCGGCTGGCATCGCCGGCAACCTCAACACAGAAAGCCGCTTCCGCACAGATGCGCGCAACCCTGGCGACGGTCGGGACGGATCTGACAGCATCGGCCTTGCGCAGTGGAACGGCCCCCGCGCGCAGGCGCTTCAGCAGTTCGCCGCGCAGCAGGGCAAGGACTGGCGTGACCCGAATGTGCAGTCCGATTTCATCGCCTACGAACTGCGCACCACGGAAGGGCGCTCGGGCGCCGCCATCGCCAACGCGCAAACGCCCCAGCAGGCCGGCGCGGCGGCCATCGGGTATTTCAGGCCGCAGGGCTACACCTCCGGCAATCCCATGGGCGCGCTGAAGGCAAATGAGCGCGTCGCCGGGGCCAATCAGTTCGTTCTCGGTGGTGAGCCTGCTCCGGCCTCTGGTGCGTTCGTGCCGCAGACGCAGGTTGCGCAAGCCCCGGCGGAGCCCGGCGCTCCGGTCGGCAGCGGCGGGGTTTATGCTGGCGTCGATGAAGCCACGCTGAACGGCTATCTCAACAATCCCAACGTCGCGCCGAACCTCAAGGCGCTGATGCAGCAGGAGCTTGCACGTCGCCAGAGCGCGCCCGCAGCCCCGCAGCAGCCCCAGCAGCCCGCCGCTCCGGTTCAGGTCGCGCAGGCTCCCGTTGAGCCGCAGCAGCCCGGCAGCCCCGTCGCTGACATGCCGGCGCAGGGTGCAACCCCCGTCACCGAGCAGCCTGGCGGGTTCCGCCTGCCGGGGACGCCGACGCTGCCGCCGAACGACCCGTTCCCCAACGTGGCGACGGAGGCGCTGATCCCGCTCGTCCGCAACGCCAAGCATCCAGACCATGCGCTTGCAGTGCAGGTATACAACCAGCGCCAAGCCTATTCTGCCGAGACCGCCCCCGAAAAGCGGGAACAGGCGCGTCTTGAGACGCAGAAGAAGGGCCTTGAGATACAGAAGCTGGAGCGCGAGGTTTCCGGTGTCCTCACGCCTGAGCAGGAAGCTCAGAAAATCCGACTGGCCAAAGCCGGCAGAACCGTCAACGAGGCGACATTGCCCCCAGGCTATCGGGCGGTTCGTGACCCGGAAGGCAATTTGGAGCGCATCGAACCAATCCCTGGCAGCAAGGCCGAAGCTGAAGTCAAACAAATTGCCGAGAAAAAGGCCAAGGCCGATGTCCTGAAGGCGGAAACCGGCAACATTGTCGCTAATGCTCTGGACGATATCGACCGTCTTGCCGGTTCGGCCACGCTGCCTGTTGCTGGCGCGCTCGGGGCTCGGGTTGCTAATATCCCCGGCACTGCCGCGCATGATGTTGCCAAAGCCCTAGAGACGGTCGGCGCAAACATCAGCTTCGGGCAGCTCCAGCAGATGCGCGAGTCGTCACCAACGGGCGGCGCGCTGGGTGGCATCACCGAGGGCGAGCTTCAGCTTCTCAAAAACAGCTATGCGAACCTCTCGCAAAGCCAGTCCCCCGACCAATTCAAAACGAACCTTGGCCGTGTTCGCGCCACTTTTGAGCGCGTCGTTCATGGGCGCACGCTGACCAATCAAGAGCGCAAGACGGGCGGACCGATGACAATGGAGCGCGCTAAGGGGCTGCGCGAGCAGGCTCAGCAGGCCATCGCCAGCGGAGCGCCGCGTGAAGGCGTCCTGAAGCGCCTCAAGGAAGACTACGGCATCACGCCGGAGGGGTTGTAATGGGCGCTTTTGACGACCTGATCCCCAAGGCGAGCGGGCCTAGCGCGCCGTCTGTGTCTGCGCCGGGCAGCCCCTTCGCTGATCTCGTCCCCAAGCCGGCAGACGCGCGCCCCGGCATGGGGGAGACGGCTTTGCGCAGTGGCGTATCCGGCCTGACCATGGGCCTCGCTGATGAGAGCTACGGTCTCACGCAAGGCGTCAAGGGGCTGTTTACCGGGGAGGGCTTCGGCGCAGGTTACGAGCGCGGCGTCTCGGAGTTTCGCGGCAAGGAGAAAGCGGGCCGCGAGGCCAACCCGATCACGGCGACGGCGGCAGAAATTGCGGGCGGCATGGGAACGGGCCTCGGCCTTGCTCGCAGCGGCGCAACACTGATGCGTCAGGGGATGACGCTGCCGCAGATGGTTCGGGCAGGCGCGGTTGAAGGCGCGGCATATGGCGCGGTTTCTGGCGGTGCAAATGCCGAGGGCGGGCTTGACGCGCGCTTGCTTGGAGCCGGGCAAGGCGCTGTGACAGGAGCGGCAGTCGGCGCGGCTGTTCCCGTTGCTGCGCGGGGCATCGGAGCGCTGACAGGACGAGCCGTGACGCCCATGACAATCCCGCCGGAGCGGCAGGCCATGATCGACACGCTGACCCGCGAGGGCGTCCCGCTATCGGCAGGGCAGCGCACCGGCTCCAAGGGGCTCCAGTATGCTGAGAGCGTGCTGGGCGATGCGCCCTTCGTCGGCGGCGGTCAGCGGATGATGACGGACCAGGCTGAGGCTTTCACCGACGCTGCCATGCGTCGCGCTGGCGGTGCGGGCCGCGCTTCCCCTGATAATATGCAGGCCAATTACGACCGCATCGGCCAGACATTCCGCGATCTGTCTTCGCGCAACAATCTGCGGGCAGACCAGCAATTTGCGCAAGACCTCGGCACCACGCTTCGCGAATATGATCGCGTTTTGCCGGCGGAGCAGCGCCAGATCGTTGGGAACCTCGCCACGGATATTGTCGAGCGGTTCCGCGCCGGCGGCGGCGTCATGCCGGGGTCGGAATATCAAACTGCACGCTCGCGGCTTTCCCGCATGGCGAACAATAACCGCCAGTCAGACCCCGATTTCGCCGACGCGATCCGTGGCATGCGCAATGCGCTTGATAACGGCATGGTGCGTTCGATCCCGGCGGGGTCAGACGATGCGGCTGCATGGGCTACTGCCCGCAGCGAATACGGGAACTGGAAGGATCTCGCCAAAGCGTCATCTGGCGCTGGAGCCGGCACTGCCGAGGGGCTGATAACGCCCCAGGCGCTTCGGTCGGCAACGGCAAGCGGGAATAATCGCGAAGCCTATGCGCGCGGTCAGGGTGATTTCGCGGAACTGGCCCGCGCCGGCAACGCCGTCATGACCCCGCTCCCCAATTCGGGAACAGCCCAGCGTAACCTCATCACCGGCATGGCAGGCGGCGGCGGCGCGACAGCGGCGATGACCGGCGATCCGATGATGGCGGCTATCGTTGCGCTTGGCCCCAGCGCTTTCGGGCGTGCGCTCTGGTCAGGCCCGGTTCAGCGCTATCTCAGCAACCAGACCGTGACGCCTCAGGTCCGCGCCCTCATCGAAAGCCGTGTCCGCGCTGCATTGCAAGGTGGCGCTCAGACGCAGGCGGATCAGTTGCCGGTCCCGTCACGCTGACGAATGCGGGCGTCCCACCTGTCAAGCAGCATTGAGAGGCCAAGCCCTATCGGAATACCGGCCCCGATCATTACCAAGTCGCGGGGCAGCATCGAGACGCCGCTTTTTACGGCCCACGCAAACGGGATGATTACGGCCAGCAGCAGTGCAATTTGAATGGCGCGGATCACTGGCACACCGTGCGCCACTGATACTGCCCGGAATAACGGTCGATAGCCTGAACCTGCCGGCAATGGGACGTGCCAACCGGCGGGACCATAGGCGTCTGCAATGGCGCGATGGACGGCGGCACAAGTGGGCAAATCTGCGGCGAGCAGATCGGGCGCAAGTCAATGGCGCTCTCGCAGATCGCCTGAACCTGGCCGTTGACGCATGTGCAAGAGCAAGCGGCATGGCCCGCTGTTGAAAACCCGGCTGCGGCGAGCAGCAACGCAATTCGAATGACCTGTTTCATGGGTTCAAGCCTGCCTGACGCGCCCTCGCGAGTCTAGCGCAAACGCTGCCAGTTCCTCGGCTCAATCAGCCAAGAGGCAATTCGGTAGGCAGATAGGCAAACCGGGTTTTCACTAAGTCGCAAGTCATTGTTTTGGCTTGGTATTTTTAGGCATTTCGAATTGCCTACCCACAAGCCGCCCCTCACCGGGCGGCTTTTTTTGTGAGCCGCCCATGGCCTTTTACTCCCTCATCTCCCGACAGATCGCCCGCTATCAGGGCGAGTTCATCGTCGGAGCAAAGGTCACGTTCTTCGACGCGGGCACAAACACGCCTCGCACGATGTATCAGGACGGCGACCTGAACACGCCGTTCGATCCCGACAACATCGCGTCGGACGCAAACGCGCAGTTCCCCAACATCTGGGGCCAGGGCAACCCGTACAAGGCCATCATCAAGACGCCCGGCGGCGCGCTGATCGACACCGTTGACAATATCCCCGGCGATGTCGAGGCGGGCGGGGGTGGTGGCGGCGGGGGCATCACGGTCGCCACCGGCATCGGCGGCTGGACGTGGGGAACGGCAGCGCCGACAGGCTGGGTGCGCCTCAATGGCCGCACCATCGGTTCGGCAGCGTCTGGCGCAACCGAGCGGGCCAATGACGACACAGAGGCGCTGTTCCTGTTCCTGTGGGCTGCCGACAGCACGCTAGCCGTATCCGGTGGGCGGGGCGCGTCGGCTGCGGCGGATTGGGCAGCCAATAAGACGATTGCACTGCCGAGCGGTCGGGGCCGGGCTCTATTTGGGCGGGACTCGATGGGCAACAGCCCTGCCGGGTTGCTGGCTGGCGTGACCTTCGCGTCTGGCTCGGCGGACGCCCTTGGCGCGAGCGGCGGCGCGGCGCTGCACACGCTGACCACGGCTGAACTGGCATCGCACACTCACACCGGCACGACAGGCTCATCCGGCAGCCATGCCCACACCGGCACGACTGCGGCGGACGGACTGCACGCTCACACCGGCTCAACCCTCTCCGATGGCGCGCATGTCCATGGCTATCTGTTTTCCAACGCACTCAGCCTTGGCGGTACGACTGGCGGCTCTGTCTTCGCCCCGCCGAACGCCGCGACCACGACCGACAGCAGCGGCGCGCACACGCACATTCTGAGCATCAACCAGAACGGCACACATACGCACACGTTCGGCACGAACACGACCGGCGATCACACCCACAGCTTCACGACCGCCGCATCCGGCTCCGGCGACGCTCACAACAACATGCCGCCCTTCCTGCTGGTCACCTGGCTCATCAAACTCTGAGGATCGCCCCATGAGCTTCCAAGGCCCATTCGAGGGCGTGTCCAACCGTGCCGATTGGTTCGCAGGCGTCAAGATGACGGACGCGACAGACGGCTCCCTCATCGACCTGACCGGCGCGACCGCGACCATGAAGCTGCGGCGCAAGGGCTACAGCACCGAGACGACAATCGCCTCCACCGCTGACGGGACGCTGACCTTCCCGGAGGCCGGATACGTGGTCTGGGACATCTCCCCTGACACGCTGTCGAGCGTCGAAGCGGCCACCTACCAGTGCGGCATTCTCGCGGAGCGGGACGGTCGGGAACTGCAAATCATCCTTCTCCACGTCTCAATCCTTGAGGGCCTGTAAATGCCGACGCTCCCCTCTCGCATCATGAATGTGCGCTTTGTCCCGACCTATCCCGTCTCGCTTGCCGAGGGGACGGGTATCGGGATCGAGACGGCCACCGGAACGAAAACCATCGGGCTGGACTATGCCGGCGTCGCGCCGACCCCCGGCATCGCAGATCCGGCAACGGCTCAGATCGTGGTGTATCGCCAGGCCGATGGCACCTATGAGCTTGCTCGCCTCGATCAGCTCGTCTTCCCCGCCGCAGGCCAGCGCACGGCGCGCGGGGATGCCGACTACACCATCCTCACCACCGACCGCGTTGTGGCCCTCACGGCGTCGCTGACGGCTCCCAGGACGTGGACGCTGCCGGCTGCCGCGAACGTTGCGGGCGGCACTGCCGTCGACGTGATTGACGAGGCTGCGGGCATCGGCTCGACCAATACGCTGACCATCACCCGCTCGGCGTCGGACACGATCAACGGGGCGACGACTTCGGTTCTGAATGTGGCGCGCACTGGCGCTCGGCTGATTTCGGACGGCATCAGCAAGTGGACGATTGCGCTGGTGGCGGATGAGCAGTTGCGCCCCGGCGCTGCGCTATCCGTCATCGGACGCTCAGCGAACACTGCCGGCACGGTTGCCGATATCGCGGCCGGAACTGATGGCCATGTCCTGCGCCGCTCCGGCACAGCGCTAGGCTTCGGGCAGGTCGCCACGGACGGCATTGCCGACAAGGCCGTCACCCTCGCGAAGCAGGCTGACATTACCACCGCGTCTGTCATCGGCAGGAAAACAGCGGCCACGGGCGTTCCCGAAGTGTTGGCGGGCTCCGATGTGCGCGACACCATCCTCCCTAGCGGCTTTGTCGTGGACCGCGCCTACAACGAATACACCACAAGCGCGGCGCTTACGACCCTGATCCCCTCCGACGACACGATCCCGCAGGTGACGGAAGGCTCGTCGATCAACACGGTAGCTCTGACGCCCAAAAGTACCACAAACCGCGTTCGCATCCGCTGGCGGGGGACGTTTGCCTGTAGCGCCGCGCCTAACAACGTCACCGTTGCCGCCTTCGTGAACGGGGGAGCAAATGCCGTTGCTGCCGAACAGATGACAGTCGGCGTGGTCGATTACCGATACCCAATGGTCTTAGAGTTCGAATACGTGCCGGGAGCGACGACCTCGCAGTCTGTCGAAATACGCATCGGAGCATCCAGCGCCGCAACGGTTCGCATGAACGGCACCAGCTCTGCCCGTTTCCTTGGGGGAGCCATGCGGGCAACCCTCGTCCTTGAAGAACTGAAAGCATAAGCACATGGCATTTTCCGGCGCTCTGTTGGGTCTCAGCACCAACCAATTCATCACCAACAACGCAACCAGCCCTTACGCTAAAGCGGCATTCGATGATGTCGAATACGATGTCGGCGGCTGGTTCAATTCGTCTGCGAAGCGTCTTGTCGTTCCAGCCGGTGTTGACCGCGTCCGCGTCAAAGCCTCTCTTGTGTGGGCTTTGGAGCCTGTCGGCATCCGCCAGATCGTCATCTGGAAGAACGGCGCGTTCTGCTTCGGCGTCCAGCCCAACAATCTGCGCGCCATCACGGACACCACCACAGATCACGAAGCTATCTCGCATGTGATCGAGGTGAACGAGGGCGACTATTTCGAGGTGCATCCGTATCAAAACTGCGGTTACGCGCTGCAAATCCTGAAATCGACGGGCACGTGCTTCAGCATCGAGGCCGTTGCATAGCGCCACCCATCACCGCCGTCAGTCCCCGCCGCCTTCAGGGCGGTTTTTTTATGGGTGCATCATGAGACTGTTCTGGTTGTCGCTCCTGCTCATCCTTGGGCCGGGGACTGATCCCGCACGCGCTCACAGTTGGTTCGACCCGTGGTGCTGCAACGATAAGGACTGCCAGCCGATCCCCGACGAGGCCGTGAAGGTCACGCCGCAAGGCTATGTCATCACCCTGCGCCCGCAAGATCATCCAATGCTGGCCAAAGAGGTGATGACGCACACCTACCGCGTGCCGTTCGACAAGGCCCGCGTGTCGATGGACGGCGAGCAGCGGTTCTTCGCCTGCATTTATCCCGACCCGGCGACCATGCGCTGTTTCTACGCGCGCCCGAACGGCTCCTGACCTTTCCAGCCTGAGGCATCATCATGGACAAACGCGCGTTTTTCTCGGCCATCCGTGGCCCGCTGTTTACGAGTGGGCTGAAGCCCGGCCAAGTCTACAACATCGAGACATTGCTGGACGCTATAGAGGCCGCCGAGTGGCCGCGATCGCACGCGGCTTATGCCTTAGCGACGAGCTTTCACGAAAGTGCCCGCTTCTCCACCCTGAAGGAGATGGGCGGCACCGAGTATTTCCACCGCATGTATGACATGGCCGGCAACCGTCCCAAGGTGGCGGCGACGCTCGGCAACACACAGCGCGGCGATGGTGCGCGCTTCTTCGGTCGCGGCTTTGTCCAACTGACCGGGCGCAGCAATTATCGCAAGGCCGGCAAGCATGTTGGCGTGGATCTGGAGAAAGACCCTGACCGCGCCGCCGAGCCGACGCTTGCGGCCCGCATCCTGATCTGGGGCATGGAAACCGGCTCGTACACAGGCAAGGCCAACCGCGACTATCTCGACAAGAGCCCGCCCGATTATGCCGGAGCCCGGCGCATCATCAACGGCACGGATAGGGCCAGCCTCATCGCCAGCCACGCCAAGACGTTTGAAAAGGCGCTGATTGCCGCAGGCTACGGCGCAGAGGTTGCATCGGCCCCGAAATCCGCCGATAATCCACCATCCCCTTCCGCGCCCGTCGAGCAATATGCAGAAAGTGCATACAGCTCCCCCGCGCCGGCCCCCACCCGCAACGATGGCACGCACCAGGCCCCGGCTTCCGAGGGCTTCTGGCAGGCCATGTTTGCCGCGCTCGGCGCGCTGTTCAAGGGCAAGTGACATGAGCTTCATCAACAGTTGGCCGGTGTTCGCCCGGCAGATCGCGCTTGTCGTGACGCCGCTGTTTCTCAGCTACGCCGTGTCGAAGCTGAGCCTGCCGCAGTCGGTGGCGGATCTGATCTCGGCCCCAGTGGTGGACCTTTTGGAGTTGGCCATCGTCCCGCTCGGCGTGGGCATCATCGGCTGGGTCATCCGCATCGGGCAGAAGCGCGAGCCCGCGCCATGAGCCTGTTCCTGTCGCTGCTGGCCCCCGTCTGGCGCTGGATTGCCGCTGCCGGGGCTGCGGTTGCCGCCATCGGCGCGATCTATCTCAAGGGTCGGCAGGACGCGAAGGCGAAGGCCCAGCTAGAGGATTTGTCCAATGCAAACGATATCCGCCGCAAGGGCGCTGACGCTCGCGCTAACGCTGACGTTTCCCCTGATGGGCTGCGCAAGTCGGACGGCTGGCGGCGCGACTGAGCGCGCGCTCTGCGATCAATTCAAACCCATTCGGTGGTCGTCTCAGGATACCAGCGAGAGCGTGTTGCAGGCAAAGCAGCACAATGCAGTTGGGGCGGCGCTTTGCGCCTGGAAGCCCTGAGAACAGGCGGCACGGAATGGCTCTGGCAAGTCACTCCGCGCCTAACCGCGACGACGAAGGAACCGACGCCATGGCTGCCCGCATTCAAATCCCTGAATCAAAAATGACGCAAGCGCCGTCAGTGAGGCAGGGCCTATGATGGCCCGCTCAGACGCCTCCCGCATGGACTCAATAGAAAAGAAGCTAGACGACCTGATCCGTCTGTCTCACGCCCGCGACACGCAGATCCAGGATCTGTCTGAGCAGGTTTCGCGCATGGCCCCAACCGTGCAGCAAGTGGCTGATGCCGTCACCTTCGCCAAGATAGGCCGGAGCATGTTTCGCGTGCTGGTCGGGACAGGCGTTGTGATCGCGCCAGTCGTTTGGTTCGTTCAAGAAAAATGGACGATCATCAGTCAGCTCTTTCGGAGGGCTGGTTGATGTCGCGCCGTCTCACAGACTCAGAAATCCTCAAGACGACCGAACTCCTCCAGGCGCATGGTGGGAACCAAGCCGCAGCAGCGCGGGCGCTGGGCATCTCCCGCTCTACGCTGCAAAACCGGCTGTTCCATGCGGAGAGGCTGGCGGTCGAGCCCACCAGTGCGCCTGAGCCGGAACCCCTGACCGGGCGCGAGCGCTTCGACGCCGCGTTCTGGCGCAAGAAGGCTGCCGATGCGCAGAAGGCCGCAGACGAGGCCGAACACATTGCGGAGGAACTTGCCGGCGTCCGCAAGATCGCATGGTCCATCCCTGACTGGCTGATCGACGCCAGCGAGGGCGAAAAGGGCCGTTCCGTCATCGGCTGCCTCGTCTCCGATATGCACATGGGCGAGGTCATAAACGCCGAGGAAATGGACGGGGTAAACGCCTTCGATCCCGACATCTGCCGGGAGCGGATGAAGCGCTATTTCGAGGCGGCTTGCGTCGTCGGGAAGCGCTGGGCGGCAGACACCCAATGCGAAGGCGCTCTGCTGGCGCTAGGCGGCGATCAGGTGTCAGGCTCCATACATGACGAGCTAGCGCAGACAAACGCCCTGACGAGCCCCGAGCAGGTCGTGGCGGCGGTTGAGGTGCTGGCTGCCGGTATCATCAAGCTCCGGCTCACCTATGGCCGCGTCCATGTCGTGAGCGTGCCAGGCAACCACAGCAGGACCACCCACAAAAGCACCGCCAAGCTCTATTCGCGCCTGAGCTACGACACCATGATCGCCGCCATGTTGGCCGAGAGGTTCAAGGGCGACAAGAACATCACGTTCCAATATGGCCCGGCGCGTGACCAGATCGTCCCTGTCTTCGGGCGCACGGTATTCCTCACCCATGGCGACGCCATCGGAACAGGCGGCGGCCAGGGCTTCGCGGGGCCGATGCTGCCCATCATCAGAGGAACGAAGAAGGTCGAGGCGCAGCAAGCGCGGTTTGGCCGGCGACCGGATCTGATCCTTCACGGGCATTTCCACCATTCTGGGAATGCGGGCGCGGTGCTTTCAAACGGCGCGCTCCCCGGAAACTCGGAATACGGCAACGTCATCCGCGCATCACCCGAGCCGCCGCGTCAGTGGCTGTTCCTGCTGCACTCGCGCTGGTGGCTGCGGGAACGGGCCGACATCATGCTGAGCGATCCTGAGCCCGTCGAGAAGCCTAGGGTTCGCGTCCCGGCCTGGTCGTGATCGTCAAGTACGTCTGCCTGCACGACATCGAGGCCCATCTGGAACTCGGCTGGATGGTCATTCCCGAGACTTCGTATTGTCATCATCAGGACTACAGCGTCCTTGCCCGGTGGGTGTGCCAATGTCCAATCCGCGAACCCCACCGGCAGCCCCGAGAGCCGAGCTGGTCACCATCTGGCGAAGCTCCACCGGCATCCGAATGATGAGCATCGTTGCCGGCGGGAAGGTGCATGAGTTCGAACTGTGCGCCCGTCGCGTCTCCAACATCCTGAAAGAAGCCGCTCACGAGATGACGCGGGACGAACCACGGTAGGGGCGTTACAATGGACAACTATTTCGGACAGTTCCTGCCGCCCGTGAAGGCGCAGCAGCCATTGTCGTCTTTGGGGCAGCCATTCCCTGACCGTCAAGATGTCAACGGGAACCTACTTAGCTATCTCGGGCAGTTCCCGGCTCCGGTTGATAAGGGCTCGACGCTCAGCCGGCTGGGCAGCGCTCTCGCGACAACGTGGCCGGCGCAAATGGCGAAGTCTGCGTTCAACGCAGCAACCCTGCCGGGCGATGTCTATGCCGGGCGGGTTGACCCTAATAGCGAGGAAGCGCTCGGTCGGTCGGTGGATCTGGCTGGGCTGGCGACGCTGGGCTCTGGCGCGTTCCCGGCAGCCAAGGGGGCGGGAACCGAGTTGCGCGCCGGCATCAAAGCCTATCACGGCAGCCCGCATGATTTCGACCGCTTCGATCTGTCGAGGATTGGCACGGGCGAAGGGGCGCAGGCTTATGGGCATGGGCTGTATTTTGCAGGGAATGAGACGGTTGCGCGCGGATATCGTGATGCGTTGACGCCGAATGCCGATCCCCGGATCGCTGGCAAGCCGATCAACGACTATTATTCGGGGCTGCAAAGCACCGTAGACCGGATGCCGATCAAGCAGGCAGAAGAGGGCTATAACCGATTGGGGCTGCTAGAAGACCTGATAAATGGCGGCGACGTTCGCCATGTGCGCGAACTGGCGAAGGACGGAGCATACGACCCGAAAGCCGTTGCTTGGTTTGAAAAAGAGATCGCGCCTCAGTTCACCCGCGATGGTCGCATGTACGAGGTCAACATCAACGCCGACCCGGCGAAGATGCTGGACTGGGACGCGCCTGTTCCTATGGGCAACCCACTGCGCGAGCGCGTCGCTGAGCTAGGAATGCAGGGGTCGGGCGCAATGAACGCGGCAGATCGCAATATGGCGAAGGACGCGTTTCTCGCTTCCAGAAACGAAAACATGACCGGCTCGGGGCTTTATAATTCGTTGTCACGGTCGCTCGAAGCCAACAGAGACGCTCTGAAGCCGCAATTTGGCGAAGATGCTCTGTTCGCTAAATCCACCGAATTGGCGCGGCGTGACCTCCTAGAACGCGGCATCCCCGGCATAAAATACCTCGACGCCGGCTCCCGCGCCGCAGGTGACGGCTCCCGCAACTATGTTGTCTTTGACGACAATCTGATCGACATTATGCGGAAGTATGGCGTCGGCTCGCTTGCCGCGCTTCCTGCCTCTGTGCTGGCTGGCATGGGGCTAACGCCAGATCAGGCGCAAGCCGCCGACAGCCAGCGCTAACATCCTCAAGGAAGTCGCGCATGAGATGACGAGGGATGAGCCGCGTTAGGTTGCGACCTTCGCACTACAGATCGGTGGTATTCGTAGTGCGAAGGCGACACTTGCTGCCGTCAGGGTTCTTCGCGCGGCGCTGGCTCACCGCACCATCTGCATAAAGAACTCCCCGACCCCGTGGGGGATCACTGCAAGCGCCAGTAGCGCGACAAACGCTCCGGCGACCGGAATTCTCATCGATGCCAACGTCGCCAGAAAGGCGAGCGCAAACGAGATCAGCCAGTGGCCGGTTGCGATGTAGGTCTGCGCCGATAGCAGCAGGATCGCCGCCAAGAACGTCACAACGGCGCGAATGACGCGCACTGACAGCAACACGGCGTATTTTTCGAACAGTGCGTCGCTAACTTCCTGGTTCATGTCCATCCCTTTAGGCTTATGCCGAATTGCTTAGACCATAGGATCGGGCTCGGAGGCTAGGGGCCTCACCTCTCCCCCTGGCTTGCAGCGAGAGCGGACTGCGCGATGGCCCGGCATTGCGCGTGCCGATCACCGGAATGCTCCCCGTCTGATCCAAGGCGCTCGATCTTCACAAGCGCACCCTCCAAGACTGAGGCGCGGGCTTCGGCGTCTCGGAACTTCTCGACCGTCAGCGCAAGCGAGTGCTGGTAGATGTCGCCGCCACCCTTGCAGGCGTCGAGATAAGCCCCGCTCGCAAATGCATTCAGCGCCGCATCCCGTTCCGCCTCAATCCTCGCCTTATCTGCGGCGAGCGTGGAGAGGGCGGTGGCGGCTTCGCGTAGCAACCCAACTTTGCGACCATGCGGATCAGCTACGTTCCCGGCTTCAATGCCGTGGGCAGTGTCGCGGAGCCGTTGTGCCAGTTCCTCTACCGCTGCCGGTGCGGGGGATGGGCTGGCGGGAGGGTGCGTGTAAACCGGGAATGCCCCCTGATCCTTCCATTCCTCGCGGCTTAGACGGATGTCGCCACACACATATTGCATCCAAGCCACAGGCTCCGTCGCCGGGCTGGCGGCAGGGGTGGCGAGGGCTGCGCGGGCCGTCCTCATGTAGCTGATTGCGGCGTTCACCTTCCCGCTCAGGAACATCGCCCATTGCGTGTCATTGTCGAACACGTCTGCCGGCTTAGCGTGCGCCTCAAAAATCAGCTCGTAGGCTTCGTGGAACGCCTTCACCCCGCTCGTCGGTTCAACGGCCATGGTGATCTCCTTCGGTGGGGGTGGGGGAGAGGGCGCGCAGGGCAGCCGCCACCAGGGCTCGGGCGGCGGATTTGGCGCAGCCCGTCACAGCATCATCGCGGTGCATCGGCACGACGCGAGCGACGAACCTTGCGCCGTTTTCCTCCGTGCTGATTGACCAGTCCGACCAGTCACGCAGTCTCCGCTCCATGAAGGCAACGGCAGCGTCGAGGCTGGTGGTCATCGCTGGCGTGTCGCTGGTCCACGACTCGTTATCGGCGCTTTCGTAGTCGAGTTCATCGTGCGGCTCATCGTCGTATGACGGGTAGTCCGCGCGCCTCACATTCAGCGGCGGGCCATTGAACGTTGAGTTGTCCCGAACGGTGCCGATCCAACTGAGCGCGACGCAGATGTCCGCGTCCAACTCCCGGTCAGCCCCTTCTCCGCTTTCCAGCCTCGCGATCAGATCGTCCATCACACCACCTCCCTACGGAGTGCTCTCTGGCGCGATTGAACCGGAGAGGGGGAGAGGGCAAAAGGTTTGCGAGCCTGAACGTAACCCGTTGATCTGGTTGAGCCGGGCTCAGCTGGTTTGCGAGAGCTATCGTATTGAAAATGCTCAGTCAGCCGATAACAGCTCTGGGCACCATTCCCTTTTCTAAGCATTTGATTTCGCTCACTTTTTTGTAAGGTTTGCGAACTTATCGCGGACGGTTTGCAAGCAGATGTTCCATGCCGGCAACCCATAGGCGAGGGCGGCGCAAGCCAGCGCGATGTAGAGCGGGATAGGGCTTTCCCCGCGCTCATACGCAGCCGGCATGTTCTTCGAGATACCCAGGCGGCGCGCGGCCTCGGCGTTGGTGATGCCGAGGTGATCGCGCCATTTGATCCAGTCGCTTGGTGTCATCACCCCTTATCCCATATTCGGGATAGATGGTCTAATGCTAAATCCCATTTCTGGTATTTGATCCGGCAGAAACCTTGCCGATTGCCGATGTCGCCAGATGCTCCCGCGACACGTCTGCGGTGTAGCGCTCGACTTCCTTGAGCGTCGTGTGCCCGGTGATGGCCTGAATTTCGTGCGCCGTGCACCCGGCCTCGGCCAGCCGCCGCGCCGCTGCCTTGCGCAGCCCATGCGTCACGCAATGATCGGGAACGCCGGAGGCCCCGATGGCGTCGGCCATCCAGTTGCCAAAGCCATGCTCGCTAAAGGGCTTTCCGAACTCGGTGACGACCATACAGCCGACATCCTTGCGAAAGGCGTCAAGCGACGGCATAAGGGCAGGGTGCTGGGCAATCGTGACCTTTGCCCCCGTCTTCGCCTGCACCACCAGCGTCTTGCCGCGTTTGGCGTCGGTCCAGAGCATCTGCCTGACATCGCCTGATCGCTGGCCGGTGTAGATCAGCAGGTCGAAGGCCAGCCGCTGTCGCGTTCCGACGGGCCACCGCGCCTCGAATGCAGCGATTTCGTCATCCGTCCATGTGTGCCAGGTGCCGAGCTTGAAGGTGTCGGTTGCCGCAAGCGGGTCATCCTTGCGCCAGCCGAGCTTGATCGCCAGCCGAAACAGGTTGCGCAGCCGCTTGCGGAGATCCATTGCCGCTGCCGGCCGGTCAGCCATTTTCGTGAATATCGTGTCGAGGTGGCGCGTCTCGACTGCCGCCGCCCGCTTGTTGCCGTGCTCGATCATAAAGCGGTCGAAAATCTTGCGCTCGACGTAGCGGGTCCGCTCGCTCTTATTGAGGTAGCGCCCGCTGGCATAGTAGCGCTCTGCAAGGTCGCGCATTGAGCCTGGGATGGCCTTGGACGCCAGTTCGGCCTCAGGCTTGGGCAGCGCCTCCACCGCCTGATGATAGGCCAGCATGAAGGCCGGTTCGCCGGGCTGGCCGGGGAGGGCGACAGACTTGCAGCCGGGCAGGCGCAGATAGTGCCGCACCTTGCCATGCCGATCCTTGAAGCGGTGGACGTGCTTGATCGTCACCGTGACGCCCCCGGCTGAAACACCTCGTCCCATTCGTTATGCTCCCCGTTTGCGGGCAGCATGGACAGAGCGGGGGCGGCGTCAACGGTCAGGATTGAGATTGTGCCATCGGGGCGGATATCGACGCGCCCAACGCGCACGCCAGCGTTGGACGCGGCCTTGATGGCGCGCGTGACTGCGGCTTGCGATGCGCGGGCGCGGCTCATGAGCGCTCCGCCACCATAGCCGGGGTGAGAGGACGGCGGTCTGTCATGGGTAGGCCGGGGGCTGGAGGCGCATCCAATGGGTGGGGAGATCGGTGTCGCCATCATGCTCGGGCCATTCCCACACGCGATGGGCGGTCCCCTGCCAGTGCCAGTCGCTTCCGTCCCAAAATCCGATGTCTGCGCGTTCATCGCGATAATCAGGCCAAGGATCAGCGATCTTCTTGCCCTCTCTGTCGTACCAAGAGCGCGTGACGCTGTAGAAGATCACCGTCATTGGCTGGTCAGGCGTTGAGGACACCGGCTGCCATTGAGGCGCGCGAGTCTCGCGGATGCCATCACTAATCATCACAGGTCATCTCCCTGTTCATGTCGATCCACAATAGGCTCAGGGAACAGAACGCGAGCTGTCACCCAAACCACGAAGGAGAGAAACAAGACGGTGATGGCTGCCCATGCTGCGGCGGTCATGTGCGGCCCTCTGCACGTGCAATTGCCCTCATGGCCTGCGCCACCTCGGGATCTTGCTCGTCCTCGCCAAGGGGAAGATCATCAGGCCCGCCGCGTTTGGCGTGCCAGCGCACCATTTCCTTCAATGCGTCCAGCACGACGACAAAATCATCTGCCGGCGCATACGCGACAGAACCCGGGTCGCCGTGAGCGCAGGCATGCATGCTGCCTGTCCCGTCCCGGTCGCGAAGCCAAACAACGTCGCTCATGCTGCGTCCCTCTCCTGTTGCTCTGTTGGAATGCTGATCTCGAACACAGTGCGCTTGTCTGTGTGGATGGCGTTCATGGACGCAGCCCAAGCCTCTGCGGCCTCTCTCGTCTCGTAAATACGAAGGCAGGGAATGCGACCTGAGCGGATAGCCTCTGCGCGCTTCTCTGCGTCCGCCCTGGTCTCGGTGGCGATGTAGAGGATCATGGGAAACCTCGACGTGGCGGCAATTGCTTCATGAGTGGTGCGCTGGCTTTGCGCTGCGCTGCCCTAGGGGCGAACCCTGCGCTGCGTAGTGAAGGGGGCTTGGCGATGCGGAGGTGATCCGCCTCGCGTCTCTTGGCCTTGGCGAGCGCGGCTAGATCCTGTGCCGTCTTCCCGCCGGGCGCTCGGTGGCAGCAATCACGCCCAAGGGCCTTGCCGTCCTCGATGGTCAGCGGCTTGCTCTTGTCCACCACCATGGCTTCCATGATGATGTGATCGAACTCGACGGCCTTGCCGGTGATGTTGAGGCCGCATCCCTCGCAGAAGATGAGCCCGCTCGCGTTGCTGGCGCGCTTGAGCATCTGAGCCTTTTGGGCGCGCGAAAACTCACGCCGCATCGCGAGCCTCGCTGTCGTTAAATTGGACGCCGCGCTCAGCACCGAAGGCCATGATGAGTTCCAGCAGGTCGCTGAACTCGACCTTCGTCATGTCCGATGTCCGCATGCCCAGAGGAACGAAAGTTCCAGCATCAAGGCCGGGCACCACTCGCACCCGCCGCAGCGAGGCGGTGAAGACATCTTTCCAGTCCTCAGGCGCGAGCTTCTGCCCGTACCAATCGACCTGCCGGCTGACATCGTGCAGAGCCGCCCATAACTTTGCATTTTGGTCTACAGACCGGCGCGCGGCCTTGAACTCGATGGATGTCCCGACAGGCACGTTCATTGCCCAACGGGTGACTTGCGAGCGGTCGGCGGGCGACCGAATGACGATGGTGCGGCGGCTCATTCCGCCGCCTCCTGTGCCGGGCCTTCAATGATGTCGATCCGGCGCTTGCGAGCCGCGTCCACCGACATCTTTGCTGCCTCGGAAAGCCCGCTGTAGGCTTCCTGCACCTTGGCGTTGTTCCACCAGGCGAAGACGGCATGCGCATCGTCAAAGCCATCGAGCGCCGCGATCATGCGCTCGGTGACGGAAAGAGGCACGCCCGCAGGGCCGGTGTCAGTGCGAGTGACGGGATGGTTAGCGGGCGTGACCCGTGCCTGTGAGGGCGCGGGATTGGTGTTGGCTTCGGCATCCTCGCGGCGCAGATCGTTGACATACTTGCTGTCATCGAAGCGGCCCATGTGAACGTCTGCCGACATGCCAATGTGTTTCATGGCGTTGCCGATGGCGTCGGTAAAAGCCTTCTTGAATGCCTCGTCATCGGTGCGAAGGCCGGAAGATTGCTTGACGACAACCATGTCACCGCCAACGCCAGGGATCGACTGCGAGCGCGCGCCCTCATGGACGTACCAGAGCGACAGCCAGCAATAGACGGCGGTCTGCCCATCGGAGCCCGGCACAAGCTGGAATGTCGGCTCGGTGAAGCCCCAGCCGATGCCGCAAGGCCCAAACAGCTCCGTCATCTTCTGCTCGGTGTAGACGGGCTTAACCGCCGTCCCGCGAAAGCCGCCGGCCCTCGAAAAGCCCTTTGTCTGGTCGGGGCTGGTGCGGCCAAGCGTGTTCCAGATAGCAAGGTTGTCGGTCATTATCGAACTCGCACTGTGAGCCGCGTGGAACCGTTGCTGACGGCAACGCCGGGGATTTCCTCGCCAGCCTTGACGGCGGCGTTGATGGCGGGCTTGTCGATCTCGCGCTTCACGCGCCAGAACTGATCGGGGACGGCCTGCTCGTCAGCGACGGTGACGGACGGCGGCGCATTGCTGATCGAGAGCGTCGCGTTCGGCAGGATGACCTTGGACAGACCCGCCGCGTTCATCACGCGCTCGATGGCCTCGCCGTAGCCATCGCCACGGCGCTCCAGACGGGCCTTGCGCTGGCGGAGATCATCCACCGGCACCTTGACGCCCTCGGCCATGCCGTAAGCCGCCTCGCGCTCCTGAACGAGCTTGGCGAGGATGCCGTTGATATCGGTCGCGCCTTCAAGCGTGTCGGCGCGCAGCGTCTCGTCCTCGGCAAGCTCAGGATAGACGGCCAGGAGGTCGGTGATTTCGCGAACGACGCGGGAAACGAGAGCGGGGTTCATGGGAGCCTCGGCTTGTCGAAGATGCGCGAAGTGCGGATGGCGATGCGGGCCTCATCGAAAAGCCCTGCGCGGCGGCGGTCAGCGGCGACGGCGAGGTACACAATCGCCATCTGCGGCTTCATCGCGAGTTGGATGGATGCGCTTGTCATCGGGCTTCCTTGACCTTGACGCTCTTGCCAAGTTCGGCAGCCAGCGCCTTGAGTTTCGCAATGCGCAGCAGCTCATCGGCTCTTGCGGAGATCGTGATGGCTCTGCGGGTGAAGGTGAGGGTCTTGCGGCGGGTCATGGGCGCTCGCCCCAAAGACGAACCAGCCCATGCAGAAAACTGCTCAGGCAGCCGCCGCAAACGAAGGCGCTGACAAGGGCTCCATCGGTGAGCGCGAGATAGCCATTCGCGCCCGCCATGAACCCGAGGCAGATTGTGAGGATCGCGTTGGCGCTCACGGCGTAATCCACCAGAACGCGGCCACGACACCCATCAGCCAAACGAGAGAGGCCCCTTCGAAGACGCGGCTCATGCCACCCTCCTGATGTTGCGATTGCGGATCATCCGGCGCTGGCTGGAGACGACAGCCTCCACAACGTCCTCGGTAATGTCGGAGAGCTGATCGTCGGTGAGCCAGGAAAGGCCCTCGCGCTCGATCCGGTTGCTGATCGCTGTCAGCGCCGTCTTCATCGAGAAGCTGTAGGCGTCGAAGCTGCTGATGAAGCGCTCTTTGCGCTCGCGGGTGGCGGGGCGGGTCATAGCCCCATCCTCGCGTCTTCCCAGCGCATCTCTGCGGCGGCGTCGGCTGCGGCGATCTCGTCTTCGCCTGCCTCGCACAGCATTTCGCTATCGAGGTCCGGGCAGTTCGAGATGATGTCGATCAGCCACTGCGGGGCGGGCTCGAATGTCTTGACGGTCGGCTTGCCGAAGCGCTCGACCGACTGAACCTCGATCTCGACGCGCTCGATGCTGACCTCTGCCGGATAGCCGGGATCGGTCCTGTCACCTTCCCAGCCGGGCGTGACGGTGTACTGGATCACCACGTCGCGCTCATGGCTGCCGAGGGTGAAGGTCGTCGTGTATTCGTGGCGGTAGGGCATTGGCTGTGTCCCTTCAGGCGGCGATGTCGAGGGAGGCGCGGCGCTCACGTGTCGTCTCGAAAACGAGGCGACGAGAGGCGTCAGGCAGCTTGCCAAACTCGCGCAGGATGTGGTCGGCCAGCTCGCTGTCATCGAGGAAGGCTGAGAAGGTCACGATGTCTCGCTCCCAGTTGCCGGGGACGTTCTGGATGCTGACGAGAACGCGCATCAGAAAGTCGCGGCTGACGAGGGGCTTGGTGGTCGTCGCGGTCATTGGCTTGTTCCCCTGTTCGATGGGGAGACAATAGGCAATTGCCGATTAGATGTAAAGTGCCATGATCGGCAATTGCCGAATTATTTTCAGGCAAAAAGAAACCCGCCGGTGAGGGCGGGCGGCATAGGCCAAAATTTGAGCTGCTTATCTCCGATTTCGCGGAGATTTGAACGCCCATTCAACGCGGGCGATAATCCTTATGCCGTCATCCTCGGTGTTCGCTTCTCCCCGATGGATCAGGACTGGTGTCTGGAATGCCGGATCGTCGCTGTCGGGCCACAGCTCCACCCCGTCATCCAGAAATTTAACCCTCTTTGCAGTTACCTCGCGAAGCCCGGCCTGGTGCTTGATCCGCTCGACCACAACCATGTCGTCGTCGGCAATTTGCAGGCCGGTCATCCCCAGGTCTAGGCAAACCAGAACGTCGCCCGCAGAGGCAAATCGGTTGATGGAACTTCCGCGAACAACAAGGCCGTACTGAGCTTCGGCTGGGTAGCGCATATCCAAAGCGACGGGCAGGGGCTCGAAAGGCTCTGTGTCTGAGCTTTCCAGTTCGTGCCAGACGCCGGCGGCGACTTGTCCCTTCACTGGTATTCCCCCTGAGCGAACGGGCTCAATGTGGGGGCTACCTGATAAGCTGTCTAATGAAAAACCATGGGCCTGTGCGAGCCTCACCATCTTTGTGAAGCTGGGGTCGCGACCGCGCGAAATGTCATAGACCGCGCCAGCCTCAAGGCCCGCGCCGACAGACGCGGATTTCATGTTGAGGCCCTTCGCCTCAATCGCCTCGATCAGCCTCTCGCGCCAGTCGTCGTTCATAAATCCCCTATGTGCTGAATCGCCCTGCTTGGCGATAAGCGGATTGCCTGTTGACATGATCGGCAATTGCCGATTACATAGACGGCATGACAGACACAGCCGCCCTTCTTGCCGATATCGAGGCTTACTGCCGCGCTCATCGGCTCTCCGCCAAGACGTTCGGACAGCGTGCCGTTGGCAACTGGAAGTTCGTTGACCGTCTTCGCTCAGCAACATCCGAGGGCAAACCCGCTCGGATCTGGCCGGAGACCGCTGAGCAAGTCAGATCCTTCATGCGAGACACCCCTCCGCTTCGCGGCAGGCAGGTGGCGGCATGATGTACCTTGTCGAGTCCCAGATGGGCTTGGTGAAGATCGGATATTCGGTCACGCCAGAAGCCCGCACCGCCAGCATTCAGGCGTTCTCGCCAAGCCTCTGCCGGCTGATCGCCAAATGGCCCGCCGAGAGAAAGGCGGAGTACCTCTACCACCGCCGTTTTGCGTCCGTTCGTGCCCATAGCGAATGGTTCTCCGTCGCTGGCGAGTTTGCGGATTTCGTCGCGGAGATGCGCGGCGTCGGCGTTGATAGCATTCCCGATTGGGACGCCCTCGGCATCCGCATTGGCGACCCTTCGCCCGGCTTCTCCGCCCGCGCAAAAGCCAAATGGGCCGATCCCGAATGGCGGGAATTGCAGGCTCAGCGCCGCGCCTTCCGAAAAGCACTCAAGCAGGAGCGAGCGTGATGGACCCCCACCAGATCAAATCCATCGTTGAGCGCATCCAGCGGCTCACGGAAGAACGCAAGACAATCGCTTCCGATATTGCCGAGGTCTACGCCGAGGCGAAGGCCAACGGCTTTGACAAGGATGCGATCAAGTGGGTGGTGCGCGAGCTTGAGAAGCCCGCCGCCGAGCGCGACGAGCGCGACGCCATCCGCGATCTGTACCTGAACGCGGTCACCGCGCCCTCACGTGTGCACGTGCACGAGAGGGCCGCGTGATGGCCTATTTCGCCCTTCTCATCGCCTTCCTCCCGATCACCGTGTTTCTCGGCATCGCCTTGGCTGTGCTGCCGTGACCGTCTCCGCGCCCGGTAATCCTCCCCTCGGCGGGTGCGCAACTGCGGGCGGCTTTGATGCCGCCCGCCCTTTCCATTCTCTCGACAGCCAGCTTTTCCAGAACTCTGTCGAGAGCTTCACCCAGACTGATGAACGCCATGTGCCCCTCCGGTTGCGACCTGAAAATCGCAGCCGAAGGAACCGAGGACATGGAAACGCATAACGAGCGCTTGGCTCAACGAGCCAAGGCCACCAACAGCAACAGCGAGGCCGCTGCCATGAGTATTGCAGTTCAAGCCCGATGCCACATCGGGGCCATCATCCAGTTCGTTGCGCCCAGCTTGCCCATGAAGTCGGCACTGCCTCGCGCAGCCGCCTTCATCGGGATCAACGCCCGCCGCGCCCGCGCCCTCTGGAACAAGGAGGCCCGCGCTGTGCTGGCCTGCGAGATCCACGCGCTGGAAGCCGCCCGCGCCCGCATCGCTGAGCGCATCATCACCAAGGAAATCAGCGACCATGCCAACACCCTGGAAGTCCACGCATCGCGGCTGGCTCTCACAGACGCTTACGGCAACCGGGAGGAAGTTGCTCGCCTTCGGAGTCTGGCTTGCCGGGCTCGGAGCCTCTTTGATTGCGTGGGGGCGTAACCGATGACAACCCCCGCATGGATCGAAGACGCCAGCCGCCTGCTGTCAGAAGGGATGGCAGCCACGGCAGTCGCAGACGCCCTTGGCGTGAGCGTATCCACTCTCCGGTATCAGCTCGATATCTGCGGAGAGAAGGCGAAGAACGCCAGCCGCAAGAGGCGCGGCATCGACAAGCTGCTGAACCAGCGCCGCACTGGCGGAACTGGCCTCGTCGTGAGGAAGAACGAGCGGCAGAACCCCGGCGCGGCTGAGCCGGTAGCCCCGGCCCCCGCCAAGATCAGCCTGCCGTTCGTCGCCATCCTCGCGGGCCATGTCTCGCCCAGCTATCAGATGGTGTCGCGATGAGCGTCGCCGTCCGCGAATACACGCCGGAAACAGCCGCGCAGATCATTGTCGACGCCAAGGCCCGCCGGGCGATGTTTTACTCCCCCCGCGTCGCCGTCAGCCCCGCTGTCCCGCAGCGCAAGATCAAGGCTGCCCGCATGGCGCAGCCGCACAACTACCCCCCGACGCCCGCCAAGATCATCGAGGCTGCGGCGTTCAGGGATTGGCTGTCGGTGGCGTCGCCGGAAGCGCTCAAGCCGTCATGTCATCGGCGGGTGTTGCTGCTGGTTTGCGAAGCCTACGGCGTCTCGGTCAGTCTTTTGACCGGCCAGAGCAGGTCAGCGGATATTGTTCTGCCCCGCATGGTCGCCTGCTGGATCATGCGCAACCACACCGGAATGTCACTGCCGGATATCGGCAGAAGGCTCGGTGGCAGGGACCACACAACCGCGCTCTCGGCCATTCGGAAAATAGACCGCCTCCTGGCCGAAGGGCGCAGCGACATCCGCCGCGCCATCGACGGGATTGTGGCTGATCTCCATCGCGAAGAGGAGGCGGCTGGTGAATAACATTCCGCCCGCATCTTTCCTGCGTGAATGGCTAGACTACGACCCTAACACCGGCATTTTCCGCTGGGCTAAAGAGCCCCGCGCTATCCGCCCCGTGGTCGGCCAGATTGCCGGCACCCGTCGCATCACCGGGCAGGTATTTATCAAGCTGCCCCACACCCCGCAGCTTTGCGCCCATCGGATCGCTTGGGTTTGGTGCCACGGGCCAATCCCTGCCGGCTTCGAAATCGACCACAAAGATGGCGATCAATCGAACAATGCCATTTCAAATCTGCGGCTGGCTACTTCATCTCAGCAGAAGATGAACAGAGCCGTTCAGAGCAACAACCGCTCTGGTTTGAAGGGCGCTTATTTTCATGCCTGCCGAAAAGGCAAGCAATGGCGCTCTCAGATTAAGGTCGGCGTCCGGCTGCACTTTCTTGGATACTACGACACGGCGCATGAAGCCCACGCAGCCTACGTCGCCGCCGCCGACAGGTTCTTTGGCAGGTTCGCTTGTCGCCAACCAGAGAGGCTTGCCCGATGACCCGCCCCGCTCTCATCCCCTACGTCGGGCAGCCGCGCCGAGCCTCTGGCAAGCCCTACACCCCGCCCGGCAAATACCAGGCCGTCACCAACCTTGATGCTTATCGAGAGAGCCAGGTGGCGGAGCTGTTCGCCGCCGGCAAGGACACGGTGTCCATCGCCAAGCATCTTCACTGCACCCCCGCAGCAGCAGCCAACGCTCTCTCTCGCATTCGGGATGCGGGACGATGAGGGTTCTTGTCGCCTGCGAATTTTCCGGCACCGTCCGCAGGGCGTTCCGCGCCCTCGGACATGAAGCATGGTCATGCGATCTCCTACCGGCGGAGGACGATAGCCCTTGGCACATCCAGGGCGATGCTCTGGACGCAATGCGCGGCCATTGGGATCTGCTGATCGGGCATCCGCCCTGCACTGACCTTGCCGTCAGCGGCGCGCGTCACTTCGCCGCCAAGCAGGCCGATGGCCGGCAGGAGCGCGCTCTGGAGTTCGTCAGCGCTCTCATGGCGTTTCCGGGCCGGTACTGCATCGAGAACCCGATCAGCATCATCTCCAGCCGCATCCGCAAGCCCGACCAGATCATTCAGCCCTGGCAGTTCGGCCATGGTGAGACGAAGGCGACATGCCTCTGGCTCAACGGCCTGATGCCGCTGCGCCCGACCAACATTGTCGAGGGGCGTGAAGCCCGCGTTCACCGGATGCCCCCCGGCCCCAATCGCTGGAAAGAGCGCAGCCGCACCTTTGAGGGCATTGCGCAGGCCATGGCTGAGCAGTGGGGCGGGGATATCCGCCAGCAGGAGGCAGCATGATGCGCGCATCCCTCCAGGCTCTAGGCCGTCTCCCCACCGGGACGATGAACCGCACCGAAGCCGCATATGACGGCTTCCTCCGCACGCTTGCTGCCTGCGGCGATGTCGCGTGGTGGAAGTTCGAGGGCGTCAAGCTGCGCCTGGCGGACAGCACCTTCTACAGCCCCGACTTCGTGGTGATGAGATCCACCGGGCAGATCGAATGCCATGAGGTCAAGGGCCACTGGCAGGACGATGCGCGGGTGAAGATCAAGGTCGCCGCCTCCCTGTACCCCTTCAAGTTCATCGCCGCCCAGCCGCTTGCAAAGGCGAAGGGTGGCGGGTGGAAGATCGAGGAGTTCTGATGAGCTGGCTTCGCTGGTGGGACGGCACTTGCTCCGATCCGAAATGGCGCGTCATCGCCGCCCGCTCCGGTCAGCCGGTCGGCAACATCGTGGCGATCTGGGCATGGCTCTTGGAGCGCGCTCGGCAGTCCGATGGCTGCCTGGGCGAACTCGATGCCGAGGAAATCGCAGTCACCTATGGCTACGAGCCGGAAGGCGTCGAGGCCATCCTGCGCACGCTCGCAGACAAGGGGCTGATTGAGGAAGGAGAGATCCGCAATTGGCGGAAGCGCCAGCCCAAACGCGAAGATGACAGCCGGGATCGGGTCAAGGCATGGCGCGAAAAGAAGGCCGAAAAGGCCGTTACTGCAACGCATGATGAGCCGCGTAACGCACCTGTAACGCTCTGTAACGCGCCAGAAGCAGAAGCAGAGACAGAAAGAACAGAAGCTAACGCTTCTGTATCCCGCCCCAAGGCCAAAAAATCCGCAATCAAGCCGGAATGGCAGCCATCGGAAAGCGGTCTTGAGTATGCCGCCAAGCGCGGCCTGTCGGGTGATGCGCTTTGGCGCGAGGTCACGCGCTTCGTCAACCACCACACATCCAAGGGCAACCTGATGGCCAGTTGGGACGCCGCGTGGCGCACTTGGATCGATAGCCCCTACCGCCAGACAGGCCATGCGCCACCTGGCAAAGCCCTGCGCAACAACCGTTCCATGCTCGACGGCCTAGACGAAATCGAAAGGAGATTTGCAGATGAACGCCCCGCTTACCCCCGCCTCGCGGTCTGAGGCTACCGGCATCCTCCGCGCGCTGTTCGAAGCGTTCCCCGCAGATCGCGGCGATGGCGTCGGTGCAGCGGCCACCTACCTGATCGCAGTCGAAGGCTTTTCGATGCAGGCGATCTCGATGGCCGTAAAGCGGTTCATCAAGGGCCAGGTGCCGCAGCACGACATGCGCTTCCTGCCGACGCCCCCGCAGGTCGCCACGGTGGTCAGGCACTGCGAATACCTCATCAGCCCCCCTGAGCCTCGCAAAGCCATTCCTGCGCCGGGCCAGCATGAGCCAACCCAGGCCGAGCGCCTTCGCGTTGCCGAGAAGGTCCGCCAGTGGGTGAAGGACCGGACGCCTGAGAACTCCAGCGGCTTCAAGCCCCGCGAGCCCGGCGACATCGTGCGGGAGCTGCGGGAAAAGCAGTTCACGCTCTCCCCCGCTGCTCTCGCGACCTTCACCAAGGATCACCTCGACACCATCGCCGTCGATGACCCCGGCACCTCTTACGAAGCCTATGCGGAGAGGGAGAGGAACGCAGCATGAGGGAAATCTTCGTCTTCGGAAGCAACCTCGCGGGCAGGCACGGCAAAGGCGCGGCGCTTCATGCCCGTCAGAGCCACGGCGCGATATACGGGCGCGGTGAGGGATTGCAGGGCTTCAGCTACGCGATACCGACGAAAGACGAGAACCTGCGCACATTGCCGCTGTCGGTGATTGAAACATACGTTGCGCATTTTCTCGTCTGCGCCCGTGTTTATTCCGATCGCACATTTCGCCTCACACCAATCGGGTGCGGGCTGGCGGGATACAAGCCAGAGCAGATCGCGCCGATGTTCCGCCACGCGCCCCCCAACGTAACCATGCCTGCCGAGTTCGTTGGGACACTCGCGGATGCGCACTCAAATAAATCCCCCACCACAGAAGGAACAGCAGCATGAGCGCTGAACACCGCGCGAAGTCGATTGTCGAGGAATGCCGCGCCTACGACAGCGCTGGGGATTTGCTTTTCATCGCATGCGACCGCGCTGAAGCCATCATCGCCTCTGCAATCCGAGAAGCCCAAGCCTCCGCGAGGAATGAGGCGCTGGAGCGGACGGCGACAGTCTTTGAAGCGCTCCCAGACCAGATTGTCCTGACCCCCGAGCAGAGTGCCTGGGCCATCAGGGACATGATCGACAACCCTCCGGACTGGGACGCGCCGCCAATCCACAATCTCAAGACGAAGGACTGACCAGATGGAGCGCATGCTGAACTGTCCATTTTGCAGTGCGGCAGGTTGCACGGGCGCGTGTGGCATCGAACCGCCGCCTAGCTTCCCGCAGCCTTATCCGTCCCCGGCAGTCGTCCCTTTGGCGAAAGGCTGCATCTGCCCCCCAACAGCCGAGCAGACCTGCCAGCGGTGGGATTGCGGGCGCAAATCCTCGAACGTGAAAGTGACCTGACGAATGGCAAAGGCTGGGCGGAAAAGGAAGCAGGGCGTGGCGCGTACCCCATCGGGAGCGGTGAGCAGGGCGGGCAAAGATCCGAGGGCGACGGTGTTGGCCCAAATGCATCGGAAAGGCAGTTTGTCGCAAACGCGCAGCAGCGCCGCAGGACGGCTGGTCAGCGATGACAGCGTGCTCACCACCGGAATGAGCCGCGAGGCCCTTCACCGGGCCGCTGAGAGGCTTGCAGCCCTATACGGAGCGTATCAGTCAGCTATCGCATCGCGACGGCCCATGGCAGTGACATCTGGCGGGACATCTGCGCCGGAGGACGAAGCCCGCACCTTGCGGGTCATCAGGGCGTTCGAGGATGCCAACAGCGTCCTTCAGCGGGCGGGGCAGCCGATCAGGCAGGCGACGCTCATGCTGTGCTGTGAACACCATGAGGAGAACTGGGAGCCGCCGTTCTGGCTGGCGTACCAGTCGATTGAGGGCCTGAAGGTTCTGGCAGACCACTTCGGTATTGAGTGGAAAGGCGAGGATCGGCCCAATTCCGGCGGTGTTTCGATTGCCGCATAGCATTGATTCTGCTATAAAAAACGGGCCGATTTGGTGTTGACGCACCGAGCCGGCCCTAACCACCACGCGATAGGAGCGCGCCATGGCTGTCAAAGAATTACGCCCGATCCGCATTGAGGGCAACGTTGCATACATCCAAATGACAAGGGGATATGTAGCCACCATTGATGCGGCTGACGCGCACCTTGCTGAAGGATGGAATTGGTCGGCGGTGCCGAATGGCAAAACCGTCTATGCTCAGCGGTGCGCCCGCGTAGACGGGAGGCAGAAGAAGTATGGGCTGCACCGGATCATCACCAGCGCACCTGATGGCGTCCAAGTCGATCACATCAATGGCGACGGGCTGGATAATCGCCGAGCCAATTTACGGCTTGCGACACATGCCGAGAACAGCCGGAATGTCAGGAGACCCAGCAACAACAAGAGCGGCTTCAAAGGCGTTTACAAGAACGCCAAAACCGGTCGATGGGCTGCCATGATAACCGGCGGCGGCCAGCGTCAGTATCTAGGGCAGTTTGATACCCCCGAGGAAGCGCACAGCGCGTACTGCAAAGCGGCGGCTTTTCACCACGGCGAATTCGCCCGCGCCACTTGACGCCAATCTTGCGCCAGTGCATGATATTCACCATTCCGATTTGCGTTCAGAGTTGAGCGCTTTGTGGGTCGCCTATGGCCGTGCTCGGCTTCAATGTTCGTGTGGTGCACACCACGGCATGAGACAGGGTGAAAATCCCGGGCGCCCCTGCCATTTCCCTGCTCTGCTTCGGCATCAGGCAAGAGTTCGTGCGGAGGACGGAACGGCTTCCCGTCACCCTACAGCGGTAGGACAGTAGCGCAGCCACCGACCCGCAAGGGTGCGACGCGCGAAGAGATGCTAGGGGTTAGCGCCTAGCCCGCACGATCATTCCCCTGGCTAGGTTCGTCCTAGCCAACAGCCCAGCCCTAGCGGCTGGGTTTTTTTGTTGAGGATCACCATGAGCGAGCGTGAGATTGCAGCGCCCAACGGTTCGATCTCCGTCACCGTCAGCATGAAGGGCGCAGCGGGCGGCAATGAGCTTCTAGCTGAGGCGCAAGCCAAGGCGAGCGCCATCGCTGCGACGACCGGAAAGCAGATCAGTCTCGACGGCTACGGCGTAAAGCGTGACGGCGAACAAATCACCATCACATTCGCAATCAAGGGCTGACAGCATGAAGGCATCGCGTCGCTCACTGTTCGGATGGCTTGCTGGCTTTGCCGTGGCCGCGCCGGCGGTTGCTGAAGCCGCTATCGTCGCGACTCCAATCGAGCCCAGCCCATTTCTTGGCCAGATCCGCGCCGCACATGTGCATTGGCAGATTGATAGGATCGGCACGCCGTATTCGTCAGCAGCTTACGCCGTCTCGCGCTATGAGCAGTGGAACGGCAGTGAGTGGGTGGACATCGGCGTTGCGCCGCTGATGGCACCTTCCGCCGCACCCCATAGCCATACGGCTATCGACGGCGGTCATTCTCACAACTTCATTCGGTGACACCATGACCCCAGAGCAGATCATCGCCCAGCAGGAAGCCCAGGCTCGCCAGCAGGCCCTCAGCCTCGCAGACAAGCGCATGCCTCCCGAAACCCTCCCTCAAGAGGTTGTCAAGGAAGCCGAGCGCGTCCTGAAGTTTCTCAAGGCCGGGATGACGGTGGCAAGCTGATGGTTGAGGACCGCCCCTCAACCGAGTTTCCAGGCGAAGGCTGCTTCATGGCGAGCGTTGGGGGTTCAGGCTTCGCGGTCTGGTATCGGCCTGAGACGAAAGAAGCGGCTCGTAAGGTTGCCGAGAAATGGTTGGCGGATAATGCCGGCGCTTGAAAACCCCCGCCATGAGCGCTTCGCCCAAGAGCTAGCCAAGGGCAAGAGCGCGAGCGAAGCCTATGTTGCGGCGGGATATGGCGAGAGCAGATCCGCAGCATCGCGCCTGTCAACAAATGTGAACGTCCAGGCTCGCCTTGCAGAACTGCAAGAACGGGCTGCGGCAAATGTCGTCATCAGCCGTGAATGGGTGCTTGAGCAGCTAGTCGATAATGCCTCGCAGGCAAAGAAGCAGGGCGACATCGGCCCCAGCAACCAAGCGCTTCAGCTCATCGGCAAAGAGATCGGCATGTTTGTCGAGCGCTCCGAGAACGTGAACATCAACCATGACGTTAGCGATCAGCCCGCTTCAGAAGAAGAATGGGCCGCCGCTCACCCAGCCGCTCACTAACATTGTCTGGCGGCCTCAAGCGGGGCCACAGGCTTCGTTCGTCACGTGCCCTGTGTTCGAGGTGTGCTACGGCGGCGCTCGCGGTGGCGGCAAGACAGACGCATCGCTGGGCGAATGGGCTATCCACGCCAAGCGCTATGGGGCGGATGCCAAGGGCCTGTTTATTCGGCGCACGCTGATTGCGCTAGGACCGACCATTGAACGCGCTAAGAGGCTGTACAAGCCGCTCGGCGCGGTGTGGCAGGAGCAGAAGTCACGGTTCGTCTGGCCTAACGGGGCCATCCTGTATTTCCGCTATCTGGAGCGCGATGCGGACGCGGACAATTACCAGGGCCACGATTACACGCGGGTTTATGTCGAGGAGCTGACACAGTTCCCAGACCCTGGCCCGCTCGACAAGCTGAAGGCGACGCTGCGCTCTGCGGCGGGTGTGCCTACGGGGTTTCGGGCGACATGCAATCCCGGCGGGCCTGGCCACACCTGGGTGAAAGACCGCTACATCGATGCGGGCGCTTATCGGATCGTCAAGGAGCGGTTCATCAACCCGTTCAACGGGCAGGAGATTGAAAGCAGCCGCGTCTTCATCCCGGCCAAGCTCTCGGATAACCCCGAGCTGCTGAACAATGACCCGCGCTATGTCGCCAACCTGTTTCGGGCTGGCTCGGCGGCGCTGGTCAAGGCGTGGCTTGAAGGCGATTGGGATGTTGTCGAGGGCGCGTTCTTCGACTGCTGGAATAGCGCCAAGCATGTCGTGCCGCCGTTTGCCATTCCTCACGACTGGCTGAAGTTCCGCTCGTTCGATTGGGGCTCTGCGTCTCCGTTCTCTGTCGGATGGTGGGCTGTGGCCGGAGACGACCACGGCAAGATCCCTCGCGGTGCCTTGATCCGGTATCGCGAATGGTATGGCGCATCAGGGCCGAAGAAGGGCCTGAAGCTCACGACTGAGGAAGTGGCGCGCGGCATCATCGAGCGTGATGTGGGTGAGGTGTTCGCCTATTCTGTCGCTGACCCAGCAATTTTCTCTGAGGACGGCGGGCCAGCCCGGTCGGAGATATTCGCCCGCAACAAGGTTTTCTTCCGCCCTGCGGATAACAAGCGCGTCTCTGGCAACGGTGCCATGGGCGGCTGGGATGAAATGCGCCAGCGCTTGAAGGGCTCTGGTGGCGTGGCCGGCGCTGTCGGAACCCCAATGCTCTACGTCTTCGACACGTGCCGGGACTTCATCAGGACGGTCCCGAGCCTGCCGCACGACCCCAAGCGCATGGAAGACATCGACACCGCCAGCGAAGACCACGTGGCTGACGAGGCGCGCTACGCCTGCATGTCCCGCCCGTGGACGCCGCCGACCCGGTCGAAAGACAAGCCGGCCCGCGACCGATGGGACCGCAAGCGAGACACAGAGGACAGCGACACATGGAAAGTGGTCTGATGAGGGAGGGTCAAGAGATGGTCACTGACCAGCCCCAGACCGCGAACCTGCTTGACGTGGCCGATCTGGTCGAAATGTTTGAGACGGCAGAGGATGCGACTGTCTCGTCCCGCCAGCTTTCCGAGCGCGACCGCGATTACGTCGACAACATTCAGTACACCGCTGCCGAGATCAAGGAACTGAACAAGCGCAAGCAGCCGGTGACGATTGCCAACCGGATCAAGCGCAAGCGTGACTTCCTGATCGGCTACGAGATGAGCCAGCGGGTCGACCCCCGCGCCATGCCGCGTACCCCTCGCCATGAGGCAGATGCAGACGGCGTGCAGCAGGCTCTCCGCTATGTGGCCGAGACCGAGCGCTTCGACCAGCTCCGCTCGCGCGTGTTCGACAACCTGCTGGTTGAGGGCATGGGCGGCTACCGCGTCGGCGTGAAGCAGGGGCCGAACGGCGACATGGAGATCACGCTGAACCGCGTGGCCTGGGATCGCATGTTTTACGACCCGCATTCCTCGGAGCCTGACTTCTCGGATGCCGGCTACCTCGGCGGCGTGATCTGGAAGGACTTTGACGAGGCGGCAGCGGAATATCCCGACGCCGTTGAGGCGCTCAATACCACGATGGACGCGGCCTCGATCTCCGACACCTATGACGACAAGCCGAAGTTCCGCGTCTGGGCTGACAAGAAGCGCAAGCGCGTTCGCATTGTCTTCATGTGGATCAAGAAGCAGGGCCAGTGGCACTTTGCCGAGTTCACGAAGGGCGGCATCCTGAAGGCTGGCCCGTCGCCGTACGTCACCGACAAGGGCGAGAGCGACTGCGAGCTTGTGTTCGGCTCGGCCTATGTGAACCGCGAGAACGAGCGTTACGGCTTGGTTCGCGAGATGATTTCCATTCAGGACGAGATCAACAAGCGTCGGTCGAAGGCCCTTCACCTTCTGAACGTCAACCAGACGACCTACGAGGACGGCGCAATCCAGGATGTCGAGCTGTTCCGCAGGGAGAAGGCTCGCCCCGATGGCGTGATGAAGGTCAACCCTGGCTTCTTCGACAAGGTGATGTCGGAAACCCGCGTGGATCTTGCGCAGGGCCATATGCAGCTCTTGCAGGAGGCCAAGGGCGAGATCGACATGATGGCCGGCAATATCGCGTTGCAGGGTAATGCGCTCCAGAAGTCGGCGGCGTCGGGCAAGGCCATCATCGCCAGCCAGCAGGGCGGGGCAATGGAAGTCGCGCCGATCATGGACAGCCTGCGGGACATGGACGTGCGGGTGTTCCGCGCGATCTGGTATCGCATCCGGCAGTTCTGGACGGCTGAGAAGTGGGTGCGCGTCACCGACGACGAGCGCAACGTGAAGTGGCTTGGCCTCAACATCCCGCCCGACCAGGCCGAGATGCTGAAGGCGCAGAACCCCGACAAGATCGCCGGCACGGTCGCCAGCATTGCCGAACTGGACTGCGACATCATCATTGACGACGCACCGGACGGGCTGACCCCGCAGCTTGAGCAGTTCCAGAGCCTTGTCGAGCTGAAGAAGATGGACGCCAACGGCGAAATGCCGTTCCGCGCCATCGTGGCTGCCATGCCCAACCTGAAGAACAAGGAACAGGTGATGGCGGCGATGGACGAGGCGAAGCAGCCTCCGCCCGAGGTCGCCCAGCTTCAGCAGCAGATGAAGCAGCTCGAAATGCAGATGGCTCAGGCCAAGGTCGCCAACGAGCAGGCAGCGGCGCAGTTGAAGATGGCGCAGGCGCAGAAGGCGATGATGCCCGAAGGCCAGCAGCCGCAGCAGATCGACCCCGGCCCAACACAGGCCGAGTTGATGGAAACCATGGCGAGCGCAGAGCAGAAGCAGAGCGCCGCCGTTCTCAATTATGCCAGGGCCGAGCAAGTCGGCGTCGAAACCATGCTGGCTCCCCAGCAGGCGGCGCAGCAGGCCGAGGCATCACGAATGAAGGCGGAACAGTCCTTCGGGGCTTGATCGCTGGATAGCCGTCGCCGGGCTCAACGGGCGTCAGAGGCTTTGTCCCACCTCACTAACGGGATGCTGTCGCCGGGCTCCGGGCGCTTCGTGATCCACACGTAAACAGGAAATCTGATGTCCACTCTGGAAAGCATTCTCTCCGGGGAAGGCGCACCTGCGTCTGAGCCCCAAGCCACCCCCACCGCAACGCCTGAGACGACGCGGGAGCAGCCGCAAGGCCAGCCCGAGCCGTCTTCCGATGCCGAGCCGCAAGCTGACGAGACGGGGAAAGTCCCACTCGCAGCGCTTCATGCGGAGCGGAGCAAGGTCAAGCGGTACACCGAGCAGGTTGCCGAGTTTCAGACGAAGCTCGAACAGCAGAACGCTCAGTGGGAGCAGCGCTTCAGCCAGATCATGACGGCGGTCGTTCCGAAGCAGGCTCAGCCTGCGGCGGCTCCTGCGCCTGAAATCTGGGACGATCCCAACGCCTTCGTTCGCTCGCAGGCAATGGAAATGGTCAGCCCTCTGCAACAGCAGATGCTCGCCATGGCGCGAAGTGTGGCCGAGATACAATTCAGGGAACAGCCCGGCATCGTCAAGGAAGCGGAGGAGGCGTTCAACCGCGCCGCTGCGACAGGCCAAATCGACCCGGAAATCCATCGCCGGATCAATGCCAGCCCCAACCCTTACGCTGCCGCTGTCGAGTGGCATCAGCATACCAGCACCATGAGCGAGATCGGCGCTGACCCTGCCGCATGGCGGGCTCAGAAAGAGGCCGAAATCCGCGCCCAGGTGATGGCCGAAATTCAGGGAGGCGGAGCCCCAGCCGGCAATCAGCCCGCTCCGGTGATGCCTTCGAACTTCGCAGCCGCTCGCAATGTCGGAAACCGATCAGGACCGGCTTGGAGCGGGCCAACGCCCCTTCAGGACATCTTCAACCGCAAGTAAGCAACCCGCCCTCACCGGCGGGTTTTTTTATGAGCGGGAGCAGGCGTCCTTCATCCTCAAAGGACCGCCATCATGGCCGATACCCGCGTTTCCACCGGCCTCACTGTCGAACAGTGGGACGAGAAGTTCTTCGTAGAGTACCTCACCGAAAACCGTTTCGCTGGCGAAATGGGCACCGGCGAGATGTCCATCATTCAGGTCAAAGAGAACCTGATGAAGAAGCCCGGCGACCGCGTCAATTTCGCGCTCGTCAACCGCCTGACCAACGACGCTGTCACCGGCACCTCCACGCTGGAAGGCAACGAGGAGGACATGGCGTCCCGCTCGTTCGAAGTCGCCGTCACCAAGCGCCGCAACGGCGTCCGCGTGGCGGAACTGGACGAGCAGTTCAGCGCCATCTCTCTCCGCGAGGCTGCCAAGTACACCCTCAAGGAGTGGAGCCTGAAGGACACGGAAGATCTGATCATCCGCGCCCTCTCGTCATTCAACGGCACCCGCTACGCCTCGGCGTCGGAAGCCACCAAGGACGCCTGGCTGGTGGACAACGCTGACCGCGTGCTGTTTGGCGCTCTGCGCTCGAACAACTCGGCCAACGACCACTCGGCCTCGCTGCTGAACGTGGACACCACCGCCGACAAGCTGACGGCGGCTGCCATCTCCAAGATGAAGACCATCGCGGAGACCGTCGCCAACCCCCTGATCCGCCCCATCCGGTCGGTGAAGAACGGGCGTCGCTACTTCATCCTGTACGCTCACCCCTACGCCTTCAACGATCTGAAGGCCGACACCACGATCACGCAGGCTCAGCGTGAAGTGTCGCTCCAGATGGAGAACGAGCGTCTGTTCGAAGGCGGCGACCTCCTCTGGGATGGCGTCATCGTCAAGCAGATCGAGCAGGCTGTCACCGAGTGGGACTTCGGTCTGGTCGGCAACAGCTCGGCCCGCGTCGTCGGCGCGTATCTCTGCGGCGCGCAGGCGGTCGGTGCGGCGTATGCCAAGCGCTGGACCTCCAAGCAGGAGGACTTCGACTACGGCGACAAGCACGGCGTCGCCATCGAAGCGATCTACGGCATCAACAAGATGCAGTTCGGCTCCGGCTCTGCTGATCGCGACGATCTCAAAGATCACGGGGTTGTGAGCGGATACTTCGCGACCGCTGGCCTGGCCTGATCCTCACCCCCTGAAACTTGATGCGAGCGGCCCCTTAACCGGGGCTGTTCGCGTTTTTGGAGAACCACAATGGCGACTTTCACTGCAACGCGGGCGGCTTCGACCTTCCCGACCTACAAGGGCCTGGGCGCGGGCAATCTCAACTGCGCCTATGGCGTCATCGAAGTGGCGGCCAACCCCGTCGCAAACGATGTCTATGCGATGTGCAAGGTTCCGGCTGGCGCGGTTGTCGTTGGTGGGCGCGTCTACTCCGACGATCTCGACACCAACGCGACGGAAACGCTGGATCTCGACATCGGCTGGGCTGCCAACGGCGTCGAGGCTGCTGACCCCGATGGCTTCGGCAATCTGGGCGTGCAGGGCACCGACACCGTTGCCGGCGTAAAGGCAGAGGGCGGTTACAACTACTCCCTCGGCGGCAAGCTCATCACCGATGGCCCGCAGGCGTTCACCGCCGAGACCACGATCACCGTCAACTGCGTTGCCACCGCCGCGACCTTCGCCGCCGGCACGCTCTCGGTCGTCGTCTACTACATCACCCCCTGATCCCTGTAGGGCGGCGCGCTTCGGTGCGCCGCCTTTTTCATGAGGTATCCCATGCCCCGTTATCGCTTCATTGGCGACCCGCTGGACGGCTTCGACGGCCCCGACCGCTTCATGTGGATGGGTGTCGAGTTCTCCCGCGACGAGTGGGCCGATGTCTCCGACCCTTTCATGACCGCCAAGCTGGATGGCCACTCGCACTACGAGCGCGAGGATGATGAACCCGGCGAAGACGAGCCCAAGGCGACGGCGCTAGCCGCCCTTGGCAGCGGCTATGTTCAGGAGCCCAAAAAGCGCGGTCGTCCGCGCAAGAGCGCCTGATGAAAACGCAAACGGAGCTGTTCACCCGAGCGCTGGTCAAGATCGGCGCGGTTGGCTCCGGTCAGGTCGCCTCGGCTGAGGACGTGGCCATTGCGTCGGGCGCGCTGGAGCCTCTGCTGGAGGAACTGCGCGCGCTGCAAGTGGCGAACGTGGTCATCAGCACCGACACCTCAGCCGAGGAAATCCCTGACGAGCTTTACCAGGGCATTTCCACCCTGCTGGCCATGGATATCGCCGCCGAGTTCGGCCTGCCCGCTCCCTCTGACGACGCCCGCCAGAACGCCATGAACGTCATCCGCCGCATCACGGCGACGCGGCCCTCCTACGAGACGTTGCAGGTGGATTACTTCTGATGGCCACCGTCGATATCCCCTTCCCGAAATCCTCGCTACCGGGCCAACAGCCGGGCGAGGGCCAGGGCAGGCTCATCAACTGTTATTGCGAGGTGGATGCGGGCGTGCCGACATGGCGCGCGTCCCCCGGTTTCTCGCTGTTCTGCGATACGACGCTCTCGACCCCGCGCGGCTTCCTCAACAATGGCGGCGTGCTGTACGCGGCCTTTGAGGACACGGTGGTCACCATCACCTCCAACGCCGTGATTACCGCCCTGACGGGCACGGTAGCGGGCACCAACAACATCACATGGGCTCGCAACAACAAGAGCCCGACGCCCGATGTCGTGCTGTGCGACGGGTCCAACACCTACAGCGTGTCATCGAGCGCGGTTACGGCCTTTGCGGACACTGACTGGCCCTCGATGAAGTGCGTCGCCAATCTGGACGGCTACATTGTCGGCTTGACCGGCTCGGGCCAGTTCTGGGCGACCGATCTCAACGATGTCACGGTCAACCCGCTGAGCTTCACGCAATGCCAGGCCAACCCCGATGGCGGCACGCGGCTGGTAGCCTATGGCCGGCAGGTCTACGTCTTCGGGGACGCCTCCTGCGAGATTTACAGCAACGTGGGCACGTCGCCATTCCCCTTCACCCGCTCGGAGGTGGTGTCGGTCGGGCTGCTCTCGCAATTCGCCATAGCGGGCTTTGAAAGCGGCTGGGATGGCCCTCTGATCTTCGTCGCCGCTGACGGCACCGTGCGCAAGATGGACGGCTACACGCCAACCCGCGTCAGCACGAAGGACGTGGAACGAGCGATCCAGAGCGTCGTCAACAAGGACACGATTTCGGCCTCCGTCTATGTGGTGGCGGGCCATCCGGTGTTTTCCCTCTCGTCCCTGACATGGACATGGGAGTTCAACCTTGTCACCGGGCTT